GCTTTATTAGCTTTCAGCCTTGCATCTGTGTTGCTCTCGTCTCGCGGCTGTTACACCGTTTGATGATTGCTCCGTTCAGGCCGCCAGGATGGCACCGGGATACACAAATCTGACCAACACGGTACCTAACCCGAGAGGAGTAGGTAACGAGATTACCGGTCGGAATCTCATCAAGATCGATGAGGGGCTTCAGACGATAAGAATCATATCTGAAGAGCCCGCCTAGGCTTCTGCGTAATTGCAGGGACCTAAGCTTGTGTATCATCATTCCACCGTGATCTACTGAACTCTCCTGAACTACTGGGAGAAGGCAGCGGACCCGGAATCCTTCGATTCCGTGCGGATGTTTATAGACGTCTCGGCTTTGCTTTCGCTTTGCTGAGGGGCAGACTTCGTCGAAGTGACTGACGAGTCCGCCATCCCCGTAACCTTCTGGAATATGAAAACTCCGAAGGATACGGCGCTTAGCATTAGCATAAGGCTTAGCGAAAAGACCGTTATGAACATCAGTATGGTAGAACCGGTACGATGCACGACGGAGTTTGTTGCAGAATTTGAATCTTTCTGAATCATGTGACAACGGGTCCTTCAAGTAGATGGGTTTTGTATCTATCCCATCGAAAAAATGGCCCCCACATGATTCACGGAAAAGTCCATCTGCATAGGATTTATCTTGATTTACGATAAACCCGCAAACACCCAGGATTGAAAAAAGATCCTGGACTGCCGCCGACGGAAGGATGATATCATCCCCGAAGACGGACAGGTGCCCGTGTGCTCCCGAACTACGTATTGCTGAATAAGCCAGTACGTAGAATATCAGTGTCTCAAGTTCGAAGGTGAAGCCATTGCCCATAGAGGAAAACTTCCTCATAGGGATAACTTTGCCTTCGTGCTCAATACGGTCAGTACGACACGTGTTGAGCGCAACGAACCACTTGTAAGGTAGTAAATACCGAACTAAGCTCGTTGAGATCGAGTCACTGGCTGAACTCAAATCGATCGTTGCGTGCATGCCATTAATCGAGGCCTCCTGAGCAAGACGGTGGTGCACTTCTGCACCGTTGTCGAGATCAAGGTTTGCTCTCTTTAGTAAGCATCGCCGCAGCTGACGGCCGAGACCCTTCTGGAAGAAAATATTCCAGTCGGGTTCAACGGCAATAGCACGGTCAGACTTGAAGTTCTTCGGGACAAACTCAATCCTGCTGCTTTCAATGACGTTCGCCTTCGGGCGATCGAGATCGACCCCTCTAAAGAAGTACTCTAATAGAGGGAGAGCAGCACTAGTTACATCCGCGGAAAGAAACTTATTCGACGGGTGTGCTTTTCGTCTCGGGATCGAGGAACTCGATCCCGGGCCGAATGCGAAGTCCATCTCAAGGCTGGAAGCGTCTGGGCCATCTCCAATGATCTTGTAGATTTTTTCACGGGCTATCTCAAGTTGAGACAGCTGTGCCGGCGTAAGCCGGTCTACAGGGTTGGAGAAGGTTCGAGCGACTAGCCTTAATCGGTCCTCGCAGAGGAAGAACTTCTCAATCGTAGCCTTACGGCGACCCTCCTCGTGCCCACTCGGGCCTACTGAATACTTTGACAGCAGTGATGCTGCCAAATAATCACGACGAAAAACCTCGTGATCAGTATATAGAAGAGGGTTGATAGAGTGAGAGCAGGCTGCAGTGTCGTCCTTATACTTGAGGCACAGGAACAACCCCAACGAAGTTGGAGATCCGAGTGACTCAAAGAACGACATAGCCGCAGACCTGGTCTCGCTATCGATGAAAGAGGAACAGTTCAACTGTTGTTTTTCCTTTAGCATTATAATGCTCCGGTTCTGAGGAGTGAATAGAGGGCACACTAGCCAGAAATCGGCTAGAACACCATATTCAGATCCTCGATGAGGGCCTTCAGATCGACCTGGGCGAGCGCATTAGCCATGAAGGCACGCGCGTGCTTGCGGTCTTGCTGAGTGCTGCGTTCAGGGAACGTGAATTCCACGTTCATGACGCATTCGTAGGCCTTCGTGGGAGCCGGAGTAATCCCGTTGTACGTCGAGGCATGGACAACCTCGAGCACCGGATAAACCACTTTCAGGTTACCGCGATAAACGCGG